ATGAACCAATAAAATTGAAAACAGTAGAAGAAAATAGTAGAGGTGGAAAATTTTATATTTTTAAATGCTATGTTAAACTTCCAATGGTACTAAAGAAAAGTGCTGAACATGAAGCAGTCGGATGGTTTATGACCCATCGAAATATGCCAGATAATATCGATCCACGAATTAAGGGGCTAATATAATGAAAACTCAACTTCTTTGTACTTTTTGTAAGACGTATGATTTTGATGATACAGTAGATCTTATTAAAATGGCTGCGAATGTTGTTTTTGAAAAGATTTACGTTTTTCAACATGTTGATGATCAAGAATCTTTGATTTGTACGTATAATGTAGAAAAAACGGAAGATTTTATTCAGAATAATAAGACTATGGCAATTCATAGAAAAAAGGAAACTAATACTTTGTATACTATCAATGCGTTAAATGAAGCAATTCGAAAGGATAACGACGGAATATTAGATAAGAAATTTTCTTTGGAGTGGAGTCAATATCAAAATAGTTTATTGCTCACTAATGATGCAGGACTTAACGTAGTTAGAACTAAACTGTATAAAATAGTAAATGTTTAAATATTTATATTAAATTGAAACTGTGTTTAAGCGAGAATTGCAATGAATAAAAAACAAATACTTAGAAAAATAATTAGAGAAGAAATTAAGAAAGTTATTACTGAAGGAACTAGAGCACTAGTTGGTGTAGAGGCTCCTAATGGTAAAGTAACTGTTTTCTATACTCATTATGATGGTTACCCACAACATACTGGAAAAATGCTTAAGAAACATTATAGCAATTCTGGAATTGTTAAAAAACTCATGGCTCTCGGAAAACATGGTGTATCTTTCTTAGATAAGAGTATTAAAGGTGGTCCTGATCATAGCTTTAAAGATCCTAAAAAGGGTGAAACTATTTTCTACGGAAGAGATAGAGGCGAAAATGACAGAATGACATTCTCTTTTAGAGACAGGGAAAAAGCTGATTTTGATTGGGGTACTGAATATATGTATATTTGGAATATGAAAGAAAAGAAGTGGTACTATAAATCAGCCCATTCAAATCCACGAGATTGGACAGAGTTGAAATAATTGGCTTCTACAACCCAAAACATTAACGTTACACAAAACTCCATAATAAAATTTGCAATTGAATATTGTATGCAGTGAAGTTATGAACCAAGAGCTTTCAGTTTGAGAGATGAATTAAGTACAGCATATTCAGAATCAGAAATAGAAATGATTGAAAGCAGCGGTGGAGTGTACAACGTATACGTTAACAATGATCAGATCTTCGATAAAATAGCATCAGATAGATTTCCAAATGATGGAGAGATTTTAGCATTAGTCGAACGATTTAATTTTATTTAAAAAAGTTATAAAAAAATCACATTTTGAGAATTTTACAGTATATATATTTTATAGAATATATATTATTCTATATGTTTTTTGAAAATTTGGAAAATGAAAGTGTGTGAGTTGATCGCTTGCACATGGGATTGACAGAAAAAATCCTTTCCAGAAGAGGGGGTTATTGTTGAGTAAATTCACCCGTGGTGGGTTCCTAAAGGCCGAAGTGCTGGCTCAAATGTGAGTAATAGGAAAACGACAGTTTAGAATTGAAAGATATGTCATGAACTATACGAAAAGAGCTACTTTTCTGCTTCATTCTGAGAGAGTGATAGAAATATCGAGATTCTCAGCCTAGTGTTACCTAAAAACCCGTGAGTGATGGGGAAGGTGTAATGACAGGAGTTGTGTCCACTCCAGCGAAGTTAACCACTTTAAGGAGTAACCGATCGTAACTGATTGGGTTGTTAGCATGAAGTCAAATAAAATCATTCATGACCCGTGACATTTGTAAGTGTATGCAAATCTTACATCCCCAATATATTTTCCAATTTTATAGAGATTGCCGTACTAGCGTTTTAGTCTCCACTATATAATGACTTAAAAACCTTTGCGGCAATCTTTTATACATGAAAAGCTATTATTTTCCATGAAAAACAGTTACAAGTCAACAACAAATATGAAAAAAATTATAAAAAAATTAACTTTTGAGATTGTTCAAGAATATATATTTATGTATTGAACATTAACTATTAACTAATAAAAAATAAGGAGAAATGTTATGGACATTGCCGCAATCAAAGCACGATTAGGCCAACTTCAACAATCAGCAAACAAGACTTCTTCCCTTTGGAAGCCAAGTCCTGGAAAATCTCAAATTCGAATCGTTCCGAATAAAGCAAATAAGGACAATCCGTTTATTGAGTTGTACTTTCATTATGATATGGGTGATAAATTTTATCTATCACCGATTTCGTTTGGAAGACCTGATCCAATTGAAGAGTTCGCAATTAAACTTAAAACATCCGGTAACGGGGATGATTACAAATTAGGAAGAAAAATCGAAGCCAAAATGCGTACATACGCCCCAGTAGTTGTACGTGGTGAAGAGAATGAAGGTGTAAGGTTTTGGGGTTTTGGTAAAATGGTTTACCAAGAACTTTTAAGCATCATTGCTGATCCTGATTATGGTGATATTACTGATCCCGTTAATGGTAGAGACGTTGTAGTAGAATTTAAAACCAGTGAAGAAACTGGTCGTTCTTTTCCAACGACAACAATACGTGTTAAACCGAATCAAACACCGGTTACTGATAATCCAGATGTCATGAAGACAATTAAGGATACTCAGAAGAATATCACGGAAATCTACCAGGAGATGAGTTACGATGATCTACATAAAGTACTTTCTGAATGGTTGAATCAAGATGGAGAAGGCGAAGATGATTCAGTTAGCGCTAAAAAAGTAGCGATTCCAGCGAAGTCGACGAATGATAAGGTTAAAGAAGCTGCTACCACCGATGTGAGCAGTGCATTTGACGAATTATTCAATAACTAGCACACGATAATACAACAATATAATGGGCCCGGTGGTCCGGGTCCATTTTTAGATAGGGGAAATTTATGTCCAAAGACATACTGGCTTCAGAACTTGCTGATAGCCTAAATTCAAAATTCAAGGGCCAAAAGGTTGCATACTTTTTGGATGGTTCTCACGATTCACCAACAGATATTAAAGATTTTATTTCTACTGGTTCATCTATATTAGATTTAGCAATATCAAATAAACCAAAGGGTGGAATTGCAGTTGGTAGGATTACAGAAATAAATGGATTAACTTCTACAGGTAAGTCACTCTTAGGTGCTCATATTTTAGCTGAGACGCAAAAGAGAGATGGAGTTGCAGTTTATATCGATACTGAAACATCAGTTAGTCGACAATTTTTAGAAGCAATTGGTTGTGATGTTGGAAATTTATTATATCTTCATATTGAAACCGTAGAAGAAATATTTCAGGCGATTGAAGATATTATCTTAAAAATTAGAGAATCAAATAAAAACAAACATGTTACTATACTTGTAGATAGTTTAGCCGCAGCTTCAACTAAAGTAGAAATGGAAGCTGATTATGAAAAAGATGGTTGGGCTACTTCTAAAGCAATTATTATTTCTAAAGCAATGCGTAAAATCACTCAAATGATAGGACGCAATAAAATTACATTGGTATTTACAAATCAACTTCGTCAAAAAATGGGAGTTATGTTTGGAGATCCTTATACAACAAGTGGTGGTTTAGCACTGCCATTCCATTCGTCAACTAGAATTAGGTTGAAAAATATGGGACAGATAAAAGATAAGGACGGAAATACAATCGGTGTAAAGTGTAGAGCACAGGTTATAAAAAATAGAATCGGTCCTCCAATGAGAAATGCAGATTATGATATGTATTTTGATCGTGGAATTGATGATGAAGGTGGGTGGTTACAAGTTTTAAAAGATTTGGGTATAGCTACCAATAAAGGTGCTTGGTACACTATTGAGTTCAACGGTAAAGAAAAGAAATTCTTGTCTAAAGATTTTGTAAGTCAACTTGAAGATAAAAAGTTTAAAGATTTTTTATATGAAAAGATATGTGAAAATAGCATTCTTGAATATGAAAATGAACGTGGAATTGATGATGTTGAATTTACCGACGAAGTCATGAACGAAGATGCGTAGCAATTACGCACAAATTTTAGACCAACTCAAAGACAACGTATCAAAGCCACAAAGTGTTAATGATCATGTCTTAATTGTAGACGGTCTAAATAACTTCATTAGAGCTTGGTCTGCTTCCCCTGCGACTAATTCTGATGGAGTTCATATCGGTGGAATGATAGGGTTTTTACAAAGCGTCGGCTTAGCAGTAAGAACCCTTCTTCCAACGAGAGTTATAATAGTATTTGATGGTGCAGGTGGTTCTCAAAGAAGACGCAAAATTTACAGTGAATATAAGGGAAATCGTAAACCACCAAAACGTCCTCATAGATTTCAGGGTATGGATGGAGAAAATGATGCTACAAGTATGCGCAGACAAATTAATAGATTGGCTCAATATTTGTTATTGCTTCCAGTAAACACAATTTCAATTGAAAAGATAGAGGCTGATGATAGTATAGGTTATATTACTACTAAATTATTACCGGATTCTAAGATTTCTATTATGTCTTCTGATAAGGATTTTTTACAACTGGTAAATGATAAGGTTTCAGTATGGTCTCCAACAAAAAAGATATTATACGATAGAACAAGAGTAGAAGAAGAATTTGAAATGCCTCCAGAAAATATGATTTATTAC